AAAAATGTCCACTTTTGAAAATTTCGTTCCACTTTTTTTTCGAAGAAAAAATCCGAAAAACGTAAAATTTTGGTATTTACTGCATAGCACTGCATAAGCCATTTTCAACCACTTTGAACTATCCTAAATTAACAATTAATTTACTAGTTATGCACCATATTACAAGTACCCATTATTATTTTATAAATATACTATATAATATGTCATCAGACGAACAAGTTGAAAAGTGCTATTATGACTTGGATAAAAAGGAATTGATACCACAATTCAAAGCATATAACAAGGAGTTTAAGAATATTATTTTGGATATAAATAATCAAATCACAAAGATAGTTCAACATATAGCATCCCTGAAAAGGAATAAGATCGTATTGTTATCGGGCTACCCAGGATCAGGGAAGTCAACTATTACGAGCAAGTTGAAAGAACAAGGATACAAAGTTCTTAGTTTAGACGATAAAATAAAGAATTATAATGAATTGGTAAAGAAGACGCAATATTATATGAAACGCAAAGGAAGTAAGAACATCGTTTTAGATGGAACATTTTTGAAACAAGAGCAATTAGATATGTTTAATTGGGTCAATAATGAGAAGAACCACGATTTGATAACCATCTATATTGACATTCCTATGGTATTTGCATATTTCAATAATGTGAGACGTTGTTTAGATAAACGTAATAAACGCACAGCAGTTCCATATAAGACATATGAATCATTAGAAAAAACCAAGACTATTGAAGTGCCTGAGAAAAATTCCTATGTTATCCGATACAAAAAACAAGATGGCATACTTACACCGAAGAATATATAATAATATGATATAATGCGAAGATTACCATTTGGTTTGATGAATTCGGGTGCTATGAAAGATAAACCCATTAATTTTACAAGTTTAGGTATTGGGTCTCATTCACGAGCATTACGACGACGTGTAAGTCGAGACGTTTTTACTATAAATCAAGGATTAGTGACACCAGATATTTCTACATCTATTGTGTCTCCTGCTTTATTGAAAGTAAACGAAAAAAACATTAACAATACTGAAAATACATTCACCGTAGTTTTGAATAGCAAACCAGTAGCTTTGGCGACGGTAGAGATGACTGTTGCTGATACTACCGAAGCGACAACAATTCCTCAACGATTACATTTTAATGATAAAAACTGGAATGTACCTCGAACAGTCACAGTCAAAGGAATAAGTGATAATCTTTTTGACAAAACAATCAATACACAAGTTTCTATAAGCGTATTAACCGGCAATGATATAAAAACACTTCCAATTGAAGTAACCGATAGCGATATACAAGAAGTCATAGTCACCGGAACCACAAATTCCACCATTGTAGGGGATGAAGGTACTGTAACCACACAAACAATAAGAATGAAACTTAAGTTTGAGCCCACAGAAAATATGACATACAATATTGTTTCAAATAATGGATTAGTTACACTTGATAAAAGCCAAGTAGTATATACTCCTGAAAATTGGAATGTAGAACAGGAATTAGTAGTTACTATTAATAAGCCCGATGACGGAGTTGCTGATGGGGATGTTAGTGTGGAGATCACATTAACAAATGTTGAGAATAGTACATCTATTGCGCCTATTAAAGTTATATATGTTGTTATTCGCGATGATGAAAGCTTAGCCGCAAATATTAGTTATGCTGATGATTTCTTTTATGAAGATGGGTCAATTACGATTGATGTGTCATTGAATGCCGAACCTATAAGTAATGTTGTATTGTCTGTTGATCCGACACAAAGTAGTCGTGTTTCATCAATCACACCACTTACATTTACAACGACTGATTGGGCTACCCCACAACAAATTACATTATCTGGCGTAAATAATGACGTGTTTAACTCACCTGAGACCATTGATCTTAGTTTCAGTTTCACAAGTGGCGGAGGCGGTGCAAATAATGTTTCCTATGATTATCAAGAAAAACGCACTTTCACTATGTATGACGCGTCAAAAGCTATATTTGTTGAATCCAATAGCCTTACAATTACAGAAGGTTTAACAGAATCCTTTGATATTAGTTTATCCACTCGTCCGGTTGGTAATAATACATTGACCTTTTCAAGTGGCTCGCATATTGGAAATATTGCGTCAATCATATTTGATACTACAAATTGGTCAAATAACCAAACAATTGCTATACCTACAATAGTAAGTGATTATGCGGTGAACCAAAATGATACGTTGGTAATTAGTAGCGATGTTGCTGGATTCGATACTGTTTCTATCCCCATTATAATCACGAACACAACAGTCGCGGATATGACTTTATCAGTAAGTGATATTTCAGTAAATGAAGCAGGTTCAGCAACATTCGAAGTATCACTAACAAGCAAACCGGTGAATGCCGTTACCTTGGATTTGACATTAAATAATACAACCAATTTCTCTATTGATAAATCACAACTTGTATTTAATTCTAATACTGCTATTGGAACAACCCAAACAGTCACTTTATCTGGTATTGAAGATAGTGATGCAACCGGAAATATTGATAGCACAATTGATATTGCTGTGAATGGTAGCTCATCCAGTGAATATAATGGCGTATCAAGTAAAACGGTTAATATTACATTGGTGGATAATGAACCTGTCGCATAGATATTAGGGTTTGATTTATAAAATAATAAATATTTGATATGATTATTTATTATTTGGTATCCGATAAGGTATTGTCATCACATTATGGAAGTATATTGTATATATTTTCTATATTATGAAAATTCAATCGTGCAAATAGTAATTATATATTACTAGGTGTCTTGTGCCACAACGTACAATGTTGTCTGTCGCCTTCAAAATCAACTATTCCATTAATGTTTTTAGTATAGTAATATACCGCTATTGATTTTCTATATACATTTTCTGGAACACACAATGGCTCAGGGTGCCCGTGTACACTTTTATTTGTTGTATTAAATATTACACACCTATTGAATATTGGTTGGATACGTTTTACTTCTGAAATATTATCTGGATGATACATAAGTAAATCTCCTTTATATTCACTTTTCCAATCTTTATTCATATAGATTAATAAATTTATTCGTCTATCTAATTTTCCGTGTGTTGGATGGTGGTATGTATTAAAGTCGGTATGCATTTTTAGAAACCCATTATTTTTTATCATATGCACACCCGCACCCAATAATTTTAAATCTCCATATATTAAATCAGATATTCCTGTTAATTTTTCTATTTTGGTTATAAATTCTTTTGAATTCAAATATATAAATACATTATTCAAAGATAACGGTAAATTTTCTATTTTAGTAAAAGCAAATTTATTATATTCATATGGGCTGTTTTTATTTATAAATTTACAATCAGCATCGCGTAAATTCAAAGAGTTTATATTTTCATGTAATATATTTGCTGTTTCTATATCAAAAAGATTATCAATTACACTATGAGGAAATGGTTCATTAAAACAATTAATGGACGTCATATACTATTAATCGTATAATTTATATTTATATTTATATTTACTATCGTCGCATATACCAATGATATGAAATATAGTCTAAATCATTAGATGCTACTAATTTGTTTGTATTTTTCCAGTTTAATTGTCTAATTTGTATTTCAGTAGGATAATTTGCAATCATATAGTTAAAGTATATTTCATATTCAGAAGCACCCGAACCTTTTGTATCAGTAACGTTTTTTAAAAATACATTATAAAAAGTATCATTATGGATTTTCTCTATATTGGAAATCAGTTCATTTACATATTTAGTTTCAAATATCATATGATGACAAATACCTGACATATGTGGATTAACCTTCTTTAAATTAACATCTAACTTTGACATATGTTGAAAATATGGATTATGATATTCTGTACCAAAATTATATAAGCATTTATTATCCTTCATAAAAATGGTTGGTTTCAAAAAAAAGGTATCGCTATCAATTACCAGGTATTTATCTAAAATATCGGGAATAACATTGCCTGCGTATAATTTCAATAATTGTTGCAAATACCAACCATTTCTATCTAATTTTCCATGATATTTTCTAACAGTTTCCATATCAAATGGAAATATATTTTCATTAATTGTAATGCAGTTATCAATATTAATAGTTGGGTCCGAACAAATTAAATAAATATTTCTGCGCCCAATAATATTCATTTTAGTATATTTAATTTGTTCAGTAATAATATTGATGTCATTTGGTCCGACTGGAATAACAATATCGTACAACCGATTGTCTATATTTTTATTTTTATATATAACATCTTCCTGCCAGCCACGTAGAGATAAATTATTTAATATTGAAAAATTATTTGACAATATAAAATCATTTAATTCTTTGTACATAACTTGTCCGGTATACATTTCTATATGAGAAACCTCGGTATGAATGTATTTAACGTCTGTAATGAATTTACCCAATCCTTTAAATGCCATTAATTCAGCACCTTGTAAATACATCCATATAATATCAACATTTGGAATATTATAACTATTCATAATAGTATCAAGACGATGACAATTCGTTTCAATCTCATACTGAACGTATTTTTCAACTGTATATTTCCCATTACTTTTGAAAATAGATGAAGCACCTGGGTTTCCATCTTTCCAAGAAGTAATAGTTTCTTGTTGATTTATGGGATAGAATTTTATATGTCCGTCATAATCACTAACCGCACCTTCAATCAACGTAATTCTGTCTTTATATGGTTCTATATTTTTTTTACATAATTCTATCGTATTTGGATTACATTCAAACGCATATATTTGTGAGTTGGGGAATGTTTTATAGAACTCAATACTTTGTTGACAGTCCCTTGAACCTACATCAAAAATGATATACTTATCTTTTATTTCAGGTATGTATCTACAAAAATTTTGAATCATTATATTAAATAATAAACAACAATCTTTATATTATTACATCCATTTTTTTATAACATTCTTTATACTGACAATATCCATTATTTTTTTACCATCAATCTGCTTCACATATTTATTGGGTTCATTGCAAATGGATTTCAATAATTCAATATCCTTATCAACATTACCAGACAAACATATAACATTGTCAGGGAAATAACTATTAATATTTTGACAACCAATGTATATTGGGGTTGTATTACGCAATAGTGGATTTATTATTTTTTCACTGAAGTAATGTGGAGTTACAAAATTTTCAATACATATAGTAAATATATAGTCATCATATAACTCAGAACTTTTAAACTGACCTTTGAAATTTGGGTGTGACATGTTATACAAATAGCACCCTCTTCCATATACATCTATTGGTAATCCATTTTTAATAATATTTTTCATAAGAGTATGACGATATTTATGTCCGGGAGCAAACAGTTTCTGAGATATCATAATTGACATGAGTTTGGGTTTATATGTAATCGCTTTTGGTAATATATGTCCTGCGTAATAACCAAAATGTTCTATAAATGGTTCAGGTAGATTACCTTTTGAACCAATGTAATATTTTCCAATATGTTTTTTGGCGTACTCTACAAACTGATGAGTTAGACCAAGAAATGGTTTAGGTCCAACTGGTTCTTGTGCTAATCCTATCACATTTTCTTTGGGAATATGTGTTATATTCGGCATTGCACAATTCATAATAAAGACGTGTGTATAGTCATTATCATCGGTAAAAATATATTTATTGTTATAGTCTGGGTCATCTAATAACTGTTGAGTTTTCAAATAAAAGTGTTTTGTTGCTTCATTTGGACGTGTCCAATCAGTAAAAATGCGTATTTTAATCATATTTTTTAATGTTTTAGATAACCTTAATATATAATGGTTAAATATTGATAATTTTAATTCTCCTGGTCTTGGAATATCTTTATTGCTTCTAATTTTCACAAATTTAACATTAGATATCTGTCTTTTAATATTGTTATTTATAAAAACCTGTTTTAAAATATATTCATAGTCATAATTAGTAGGTAATAATTGGGATAGTACGGAATATCGTTTAAGTATTTTAATCATAGGTTTTAATGAACCAATATAAAACCCGTTTGTATATCCTTGTGCGTCGTTTACAGTAGTTGTATATACTATATTCGAATTATTTATACTATTCATTACGTCATTCGCAGATATTGTATTGAATAAGTAACAATCAGGATTACATACAATAGCACATTTATATATATCCGTATGTTTTTCTAAAAAAATACCTACCTTTTCTTCTGAATATATTTGTCTCATCGCATTTTGTATTACACTTTTGGTATAATCATATCTAAATCTTAATGTAATGTTATGTAATTTTACATAATCGTTTATATTATTATCTATAACTGATTGTGTTTCTTCTTCGTAATATGTTGAATTAATTAATTTAACATCATCATTATTTTGTATAACATTATCAATTAAACAGTCTTCAACATTGTTATTGAAAACATATATATCTATATCATATATTGGGTTTAATACATTTAATATGTTTTCTATATGATTATTAACTGTATATTTTATAGCACGAGAACAAGTGCCAAAATAGCATAAAATAATTTTATCCTTTTGCATATATATATATATATATTATATTAGATAACCCTATATAATAATTTATATATCAATAAACATTTTATATCGTACAAACACTATATTTATTAATTAATGATTAATAAATATAATAATAACATATTATTATATGAATATAATGGAAAGTGAATTAGTGAAAATCCATAATACGTTGAACTTCACAGATAGGCGTCAATTGAATGCTGAAATCCCCGAACAATTAATGGTTGTAAAACACATTAAACCAACTGATATAGTTTTAGAGTTTGGTGGTTCTATTGGAAGAAATACTTGTATATTGAGTAGTATTTTAGATAAATCTGAAAATTTGGTAACAATTGAACCCAGTCCGATTGAACGACAAGGATTGCAGAAAAACCGTCAATTAAATGGGTTTAATTTTAATATCGAACCATGCGTCTTATCTAATAAACCATTATATTCAAAAGGATGGTGTACATTTGGTGAAGAGCAACCCAATTCTTTAAAGGTTAACAATATTACTTGGACTGAATTACAAAATAAATATGATTTGAAATTCAACGCATTTGTCATCGATAACGAAGGTAATTTTGTAGAAAACTTGAAAGTATTCCCGAATATATTAGAAAATGTAAATGTACTAACAATAGAACATGATTTCAATACTGAAGAAGATTTACAATTTTTCTATTCTACCATGGAAACAAACGGTCTTAAAATGGTAGATAAATACATGAAAACCGATAAATTTGGACCAGGTATGAATTGGACCGACGGCTTAACAAGCGACCCAATCTTTGTTTCAGTATGGAAAAAGTAAAAATAATAATAATAAATAGCATATAAATAGCATATAAATATTATCTATCGTATAATGTTATGACTAATAAAATATTAGTTACCTATGTTTATTATGAAACTAATAAATCTTTGGAAAATCTAAATTTTTTTATAAAAAATGGTGTTTTTAACAATGATAACGTGCAATATAATTTTATAGTTAAAGGACAAAAATGTTCTGTAGAATTTCCAGATTATAAAAATATTAAATTATATTACACTGAGAACGAAGGGTATGATTTTGGTGGATACACTTATAGTATACAGATGATAGATAAAACACTTTTTGATTATTATATTTTTCTTAATGATACCGTAATAGGTCCATTTGTTCCTCGTTATAATTCAAAAGATACATGGTATGAAGATTTCATTCGTTTAATTTCAGATAAAGTCAAATTAGTGGGTCCAACAATAAATCGACAAAACTATAATAATATTTCACAACACGTCCAAAGTATGGCATTTGGAACAGATAAAATTGGTTTGCAATTATTAATTGAAAATAATATTTTTAATCTTGAAAATAATATTCAAGTTTATAAAACTCAGGGAAAATGGGAGTTTATTCTTATGTTTGAAGTTGGGATGAGTGGCGTAATAATGAGGAATGGATTTGAAATATCTTCATTTATGCAGTCTGATAATTATTGTAAAATATTAAGGCATGGTGATATTCATCATTCCAATAAATATTTTGGAATAACAATTAATCCTGTTGAAGTTATGTTTATTAAGAATCATGGAGATCGAATTAATGATTTAGTTTCCAAACTGTATATAGTTTGGAATTCTTAATAACGATGATAAATATAACATAGAAAACATTATGAATTGGACCGACGGCTTAACAAGCGACCCAATTTTTGTTTCAGTATGGAAAAAGTAAAAATAAACAATAAAAAATATTCTATACATAACATAGAATATTTTTATCCGATTATAATATAACATACTATGAAAACTATTCCCAAACACACCGTTCATAATGATATTAATACACGTATGAATCTTCGTATTCAACCAAATGAAATGCTCCAACCGAATTTTGACCCTCGTGCTGTCCCTACGCGCCGTGTATTTCAACCCATCCATAATTCCCGAACACCTTATTCCACAGAATTACAAAATCATTTAGCATATACCCCAGAATCCAACTTCAATCCCGGATCAACACGCGCTCCTGTAAATGGTTTCTTGAATGCTATTGGTAAAGATTCTGAATTGAAAAACTTGAATACCAAAATAACAGCAAATCAATCCAATATATATATTCCGAGTAGCACAAGTGACCTATACAACACCACCGTTGTTGGTTCTCAGTCAGTTCAACCCCATCCGAACCTTTTCCAACAATTCAGTTTTGAACGAAAGGACTTGTTTCATGCTGAAATTGGGAACCAAACGTTCAATAACTCTACGCGTTCTCAACTTCGTGCATTAGGAAAGTAATTTTGCATTCACTATTTCTTTTGTTAGATTATTATATAAACTAACAAGACTTATTATATAATACATATGTTAAAAGACCTCTATCATTTATTAACAATAAGAACTTATAAAAATGAAATGTTGCGAATATTAACTATCTTTATTATTGGTGTAATTATATTCCTTGCATATAAACATTTAGTAGAACCCGAATATAAATCCAACATAGAAGGCTTTACACAAGGTTCCCCATATGTATTGAAAACAGACCAAGAAATTTACGACGAATTTTATGTGGCCGTGTATGATTTATTATATCGCAATGAAGAACGTGGAATGAAAGAGCTCCGTTATATAATTGATTCAACACATCCTAGTGTGAACCGCTCAAATATATTGGATTTAGGCTGTGGAACAGGATATTTGGTAAACATGTTATCCAGCGACGGATTCGTCGTCCATGGTATAGATAAATCGGATTCTATGATTGATTATTGTAATGAAAAATACGAGAACCAGCTTAGTGTATTAAACGAAGACGCGATGAATCCTCTTGTATTTGAACCCAATAGTTTTTCGCACGTCATATGTAGCAATTTTACAGTATATGAATTTGAAAACAAGAAGCAAATATTTACTAACGTCAATAAATGGTTGAAACATAATGGGTATTTTATCGTTCATTTAGTGGACCCCAATGAATTTGATACAACTATCCCGGCAGCGAAACCGAGTATTAAAATGAACCCTCAAGAATATTCAAATAGTCGTATTACTAAAACACACATTAATTTCGATGGATTTTCGTATGAATCTAACTATGTATGTGGGTCTAATAATGTATTTACGATGAACGAGTTATTTGAGGATTTTGAAACAAAGAAGAAACGCGAGAACGAACATACATTATTTATTACAGATTTGGAAGAAATGGAGCGTTTAGCACAACAATGTGGCTTCCATCTTCATTCTAAGGCATCACAAAACAAAATATACGGGGGCGACAAGCACCAATATATATATGTGTTTGAAAAAATACACTAATAACACTACAATATTAGGAATGATATAATTCGTATCATAAAATACAAATTATATATGTTTGCAATACAAGATAGAGAACCATGATTGAATTGATACTGATAACCATAATTGCGTGTATTATTCTCATTTTTGCGTATATAAAAATTCAATATCCATTTTGGAATATGATGCCAATGTATCATAGTTATGATATTCTTCCGCGTATATATAACAATTCATATATAGTAAATACAACCCATCGTGCAAATACAAAATATTATCAATCTTTGGATGTTGAAACACAGATCTATAACGACTTAGAAATGGATACAATAACTAATATCAAGAACCTATTACATTCAAATTACATCCAAGACGATAAAATGTTATATGAAATAGACGATAAAACGTTGGATGCGATTTATAATTCAGATGGACTATGTAATTATGTTTCATTATACAGAACTCAACAATTTAGTTATATTGACAAAACTTTACACATAGCGAAGAACGATTATATACAAGGGATGATAGGAAGCACAAGAATTACATTTAAGATATTAGAAGGTTCCCGAACAGCGACAACCCGAACAACGACAACCCGAACAGCGACAACCCGAACAACGATTTATAATCTCCATAAAGTCAATCATTTCTGTTGTCATCATAACGAAAACGATAATAAAGTCATTAATCGGAAGTTGTTATGTAGTCATTTCCATAATGTATTAACCCATTCACGAAAAGAGAACGATGAAGACAATCAGATAAGTGGATTCATATTTTCAAAGGAGATTGACAGTCATAAAGGATTAGTCCCTTTCATTAATTACACAATCCAATGTTATCGTGTGGACGTGATCGTTCCATCAAAGTTGAAGAGCGGATATTTTATTTCGGAACTATCAAAGAAAAATATGCATCAAGTAGGTGAATATATAGAGAACCAAGTAGATATGACATACCAGGTTCTCAACAATGTCTATACATTACCTAATAACCCAGTATATAAAATTTATATATTGTCATACAAGACCAATATAATAGGTTTGTATATCTTTCAACACAAAAAGGTATATTGCGAACGATCACACGGATATATCATGGATTGTATATGTTCTCATAATAATCTGAATAATCTATTAGATATTCGGGAACCTGAGGAAATGAAAAAGAATGAAATAGTATTTACAATTGGATTTAATGAAGTGATAACCACATTAAAGAAACAAGATTTTTCAAAGATTCATATTCATAATTTGGGTCATAATAACCAAATTATAAAGCATTGGATAAGTCCTGACGAGCAATATCAATCTTACTTGTATTTATATAACATTATAGTGCCAAATAGTCCAATTCAAGGGGACGAATATTTTTCAATGTCGTAATCCACCATTTGTTTGACAAGTTCCTTGAATGATGTGACCGGTTTCCATCCAAGAACATCAGATGCTTTTGATGCGTCCCCGTGTAGTAATTCTACTTCACTCGGACGGAAATATTTTTTATCCACTTTGATGTAAATACGTCCATCACTTTCATCAACACCCACTTCATTTAATCCGTGTCCTTGCCACGAAATGAAAATATTATGTAGTGCAAACGCCTCTTCTACGAATTCACGAATCGTATACGTTTCTCCTGTTGCAAGGACAAAATCATCGGGATTGTCTTGTTGTAGCATAAGCCACATACCATATACATAATCTTCGGCGTGTCCCCAATCGCGAGATGCGTCAAGATTTCCCAAAGAAATATAGTCCTGATGACCGTTTACAATAGCAGCAAGTCCGCGTGTAATCTTGCGTGTGACAAAGTTATGACCGCGACGAGGACTTTCGTGATTGAATAGAATACCATTACATGCATACATATTATAGGCTTCGCGATAATTTTTAACAATCCAATACGAATACATTTTCGCCACGCCATACGGCGAGCGAGGATGAAAAGGGGTTAATTCATTTTGAGGAGTTTCAACGACTTTTCCATATAGTTCGCTTGTAGATGCTTGATAAAATCGTGTAATATGAGAAAGATTATTACTGCGTATAGCATCTAAAATACGGAGTGTACCTAGTCCATCAACATTAGATGTATATTCCGGCATATCAAATGAAATCTTAACGTGAGATTGTGCGGCTAAATTATATATTTCTAAACGCTTCATAAATCGGTGTTTTGTTGAAATATCAGAAAGGATTGTGTTAATATTGTTCGTATCTGTTAAATCACCGTATACCAAATTCAGGCGTTTATTATCAAAAATATGGTCGATACGTTGGGTATTGATATTAGAAGAACGTCGTATGATACCATAAACAATATAATTTTTATTAAGGAGTAGTTCTGCTAAATACGAACCATCTTGACCCGTAATCCCCGTAATTAATGCAACGTGCGTATTTGGTTGAGGAATATTCATTGCAAAGCCTTCTAATACTTGGTTAGACGTAAGTTGTGAAAAAAAATCCATCAATTGATTATAAAAATATAGATATACTATAATCAATTATTTAAGTGTATTGAATCATAAATATTTATGCAAGGGCTTTAAGTGCCTTGACAGTTTTTTTGTTTTGGCCTTTAAGACGCGCAACTTCGGAGCGACGTTTGGGTGCCTTAGCTTTTTTCGCGGGTTTGTCTTTTTTCATGGTTTTGTTTTTTGATTTGCGGCAGAATGTGCGAGATTTGCCACTGGCTACTTTGCAACCTTTAACTTTTTTGCATTTGTTGGGGTTAGCAACGGATTTTCCTTTACAGAGAGAAGTCATCATTATATAATAATACACAGAAAAAAAATGATATTATAATATATTTTCAACTAAACCTATTTGTCCTCCTTCTTTTTTCTACCGCGTTTTTTAGGTGGGGTTTTTGGAGGTTCAAAAATTTCAATTTCATTTTGAGGTTCTTGGACCTCTTCCTCATCCACTTCTTCAATAGTGATTGTATCGGAAGCAGATGGTTCGTGATCTTTCATATTTTTGACCGCACCATGAGGAACACCATAGACAACGTCAACACGACGCAAATCTTCTAGTAATTCTTCATCATTTTCATTTACGGTGGTGTCCTGAACTTCAATCAAATCATTATCTACCAACATATTTCTACTGTCTTTCACTTTGCGATTTGCCCTTTTGCGCTTAGGATTAGGTGCATTCGTGTGGCCCATAATACGGCTTTGGCGCGTAATTCTAAAACGATTAATATGTGATTTTAATGATTCAATTTCAGAATACCACATACGCTGGGGGCTCATATCGCTGAGGATTTTGAGTTCATCTTCCAAGTCAGCACGCTCACCCATAATGCTTTCAATATTTTCTTCTGTTACTGAATCCATAGGCATTTTAATCAAGTATTTGTAGTCGCCGTCAATGTGGTCGTATTTTTCGTCTTCCAGAAGTTTACATACTTCATCGTTTGACTTCCCACGAAGATCAATTTGATTATGTAAGATCTGCATAATGAAGTTGGCTTTATTCACCATTTTGAGAAGACGTTTTTTCAATACATCAATCAAGAATGTTTTTCTAATTTGATAGAATTGGATACGTGTAATCAAGAACTCTTCACAAATATCAGTAATCAAGTCGTATTTTCGCAGTCGTCCTTTGGGATCAAACAAGTGCATGTTATTAATGTTTGTAGTTGATGTAAGTTTGAGTAGTTTTTCAACACCATTAATTCCATATTCATCCACAGATTTTTCCAATTCATCAAGTTTGCCCTTCGGGAATGTGACGTTAATCTTAACAAGTGATTCCGTGCTGAGTGATGTAAAATCTTTGATTGCTGGAGTCTTTTTCTTTCCATTCTTATCTACATTATCAACGAGTGTTTCCAAGAAACTAATATACGGCATGGTCCATGTGCCAATAGGAAGTTCATAAATCAAAATAGTATCGTTGCTCTCGCGTTTGTATACACCTTTAATAAGGAACTTGCGCTCATCGTCACCATATTTTTCAACGGTGCCTCTAAATCCTTCATAATATGGAATAAATTCAACTGTTTCAGGTTCGTTATCGTTAAGACGACGCATCAAGTAATCAATGATAGTTAATACGTTGAATGGTGGAATAGTAGATGAGAAACCTGTGCCAATACCTGATACACCATTCAATAGAACAGTAGGAATGATAGGAACATAAAATTCGGGTTCAACCCCAATACCGTCATCATCCATATATTTCAAAATATGGTCGTCGGCTTCGTGAAAGATGTGTCGGGTAATTGGTTCAATATTCGTAAAGATATACCTTTCCGACGCACTATCGTTGCCGCCGTGTAGGCGTGTTCCAAACTGACCGTTGGGGCTCAAAAAGTTAATGTTGTTTGAACCTACAAAATTTTGCGCCATATTGACGATCGCACCATTCAAACTTGCTTCGCCGTGATGATAGCAACTGTGTTCTGAAACATAACCTGAGAATTGTGCAACCTTAATCTCATTCAATAGGCGTCGTTTAAAAGCACAATATAGAATTTTACGCTGAGATGTTTTCAATCCGTCTACAATACTGGGGATGGATCGTCCACAATCATAAGTGCTGAAATGAATGAGTTCTTTATTGATGAATTCCTCGTAATTTATGTCTGTGAGCTCGGTATTCAAGAATGCTTCTTTGTCATATTGTCCGAGCCACTTCTTTCTGTCGTCAGCTCGCTTTTTGTTAAACACTTTATCAATCATATCGTCGCTTTCTGGACCCGTATATACAAAGTCTACTATTTTCTTATTTGCAAAGTATTCTTTAAATTCTATTGAGGTAGAAGTCCCTAAACCCTTAAAATACTTAATATTCCACCCCTTAGTATTCCCACCGATGGACTCTTTCCATTGATTATACTCACCGTCATTATAAAACAATTTCTTTTCGTTGCCCTTCTTTGCTCTAAGAATAGGAGTATTCATATATGACAAAAACCCCTTGATTTGAACGAGCGAACACCACTCGCTGTGGAACAAATTGATACATAATCCTTTAATATGCGAACCATCTGTATCTTGATCGCAAAGAATCAAAATCTTACCATAGCGCAAATATTTATAGACATCATCTAGTGTCTTGTATTCTTTGCCTGTTTCCAAACCAAGAACTTTCTTAATATCGCTGATTTCTTTATTATCATTCACCTTTTTAACTTGTTCGCCACGAACATTCAACAACTTACCTTTCAACGGATAAATACCGATTGTATTTCTATCTTCACTTGACAATCCGGATACAATACCGGACATCGCACTAAGTCCCTCGCACAACACAAGAATACAGTCTTTGGATTTAACGGTGCCTGCTTGATTGGCATCAATCAAGTTGTTAATGCCACGAATAGTCTTGGTCTTTGAACCATCGGTTTTCTTTGCGGCTTTAATATCCTTGATTTCAGAAATACTACATGCGGTTTCCATTACGCCCATCTTCGCCACCTTATCAATAAATCCATCACTTACAGAACAAGACGAACCGAATTTGGATGCCGGAGTATTCATATAATCCTTGGTCTGACTGTCAAATGCGGGGTTTTCAATATCACACCGAATAAATACAATCAACTGCTCTTTGATAGCGTTACCATTTACCTTGACTTTTTTCTTTTTTTCAATATAATCTACGAGCTTGCGTGTGATTTGATTCACAATGTAATCAACGTGCTTGCCACCTTTGGAAGTACAAATACCGTTGACAAATGATACTTGCATAAATTCTTGATTGGGAGACAACGCAACAGCATATTCCCAACGTTCATCTGATGTTTCGTAAATGCGCTTATTATCTCCTTTACCACCAATAAACAAATCAATATAGTTTTGGAAATTCTTTACAGGAATGAGCGAATCGTTGAAATTCACTTTGATTTTTTTGATAGAATGATCGGTCACAGCACCAATATCATAAACACGTTTCTTCAATAGTGCCATCATATCACTTGTAATACCGTCGATACCAAAACGTTTGTAGTCAGGAACGAAACATACCTTAGTGTATGGCTTGGTTGTTTTACATTTAGTGATTTTCGGCGGACAAATGACATCAAGATTATCTTTGAATTCCTGTGTGTATTTCAATCCCCGGATATGGTCGACTGTTTCGATGTATCCATAGGTGGACCAAATCAATACAAGCTTGAAACCAAAGCCGTTCTTTCCACCTACAATACGTTTCTCGTCCTTGTTGTAGTTTGTAGATGTGCGAAGATGACCGAAAATCATTTCAGGGATCCAAATATCATATTCTGGGTGTTTAGCAACATCAATCCCGTTGCCATCATTAAATAGGGTAATTTTATCGTTTTCAATATTTACGTTGATCTGAGATACAAATTTTTTATCAAGAATAGGACTATTAATCATACGAATTACATGGTCTCTTGCGTTGACAATACCTTCATCAAAAAGCTTATATAGGCCGGGAATATATTCAATTGTTTTGTGGCTCATTTTGTTTTCATTATCATCGAAAATCCAAAGATTGGCGTCTACATTTTCGACGGAACCAATATATGTATCGGGATTATCAAGAATATGTTGTTTGTCAGTCTTACGCTGATACTGTTTGGCAAGGGATGTGTCGTCACTACTCATGGTATAATAATATGTAATAATCTGTTTAATTTATTTTAGAATCAATTTTATATAGGTCAATATCAATATGCCAAGTATGTTCGATATCAATAAATTTTGCCAAAATAAAGCGTGTGCTTACACAATAGGTTATGTAAAACAGCAAACATCAGGAAACAATCCGAATATAAGTCAAAAAATGCGTTATGCTGAATATGTTCGTCAATATCAAACAATGAATACAAAATAAAATATATATCCAATATATAATGCATCACGAAAAGATGGAAGGAGGTAAAGCAGTTGGTTCTCGTGCCGAGGTAATGCACGGAAGTGCGAAGCACACATCGGGTGGATTAACAAAGAGTGATTTAAAATACAACAAATGGGGTCGTATTGTATCTCGCCGTATGAGTGAATCTGCCAAAAAAGAAAATCGCTTGAAAAAACACGGCTATACAGCAAAGAAAGGTAAATTCGGCGCAATCAAGATTAAAAAGAACAAAACATCTAAGCGCAAAACACAAAAGAAGCAATAAATGATACCGAATAACATTGGAATATAATAAAAAGTTTGATATTTTTATTATACCTAATAATAGAAATTAGATTTGTGTGACATTATTCAAGTCAGAATTCTGATGACTGACAGCTCTGAAGTAATCTCCGATAATTAAATTCGAAGTATATATTTCATCCATAGACGAGACAGAAAACCAATTATATTTAGAACGTTCTAATATCTTATTGGCTGGTATAAGAATACCAAATGAATTATATATGACTGGTAATTTTGATTCGCTAAGTAAATCTTCAATCATCATTTGTTTACCATCTTCTGTTTTTACACCAATAAGAGAGCCATCTAATACCATAATATGTTTATTGGCTTCTAATAGGGTTAAATAATTTGTAATGTATCCTTCGAATTCATATGCGGAACTGTCGTGTTTGCTAATAATTTCATCTTCATAGAATTCAATAAGATTTTTAATGGTTTGATGCTGTTTTTGACATCCATACATATCCAGACCTGGTGTAAATGGTGACGTATTATTTACAAGTAAAGATGTAGTTGTATTGGCTTTTTCAAAGAAAAAAGGAACATCGTCATAATGCGAATAATTATAAATCGCATCTAAATCATTAATACATAAGAAACTATTCGGAATATTGATACCCCCGTATTTATATATAAGTTTCAATAATCCCAATTGAATATATCGCTGTTTTTTGCTGCCAATCATACCATTAATATTTATATTCCATTCAGGAAGGAGCTTGGAGAAACTATCATCGTCAATTAGACATATATTGAATTTATCTCCGCATTTATTGATAACTGATTGAACGCATTCTACCAAATAGGGTTGATTCAATTCTTTATTTGTGCGTCCGTGGAATGACGACCATTTTCTAGAATTCATTTCATAATTTGAATAAATCCAAATAATTGGTTTCTTTTTTCCATCAAAGCCTACATCATTAAGCAAATATTTACGAACGAAATAATAATCATCGCGATCACTTTCGGATTGAAGATATTCTTTAATTTTATTGGAAAACATGGAAACACCTAATATAACCGCAAGTGGTAAAACATAGTTTTTAATATTTTGATTACTAAACATTATTATATATATATATAATTGTTATTTTTTTATACCCTTGATGTTAATCAAAATATATGTAGTATACAATATTATAGTTTGAATTGCTATATTTTGTTTCAGACGAATACGATATATGATTACTCTTGCATATATGTCGTATGATCGTAGTGAAAGATGTATACGTTAGTTTGCGTTCTAAATAGTATTTTTTAGATGGGTAATAATGCTCTTTGAGTAATTCTTTGAATTCTTCATAGCTGTTTTGATAGACCATTTTCTTAAATGCGTTTGAATCAAATAAAAAATATTTATCCGTTCGTAAACAAATCGTATTTAAGAAATCAAAGAAATCGATATTACAAAGCGGCGTTTGAAATATTTGCATGGTAGTATTAATAGAGTTTATTTTTTATTATAGTTATAATAAATATATATTATATAAATGGAAACATTACATATAATTGTATTTTCCTTGACAATTCCATTCTGTTGTATAATATTTTATGGTGTATATAAGTTTTTATCACAGGATATATCCACGTTGTATATTAATGAGAGAAATGAGTCATTGCTCCCAAGATAAAATTGAAAAATACTAAATGTATAAACCTATGACAATAATACAACCCCATAATGGAAGTTATTGAAAGTAAATATAAACATCTATTGGAGCAATATACACGGAATGAAAAAGCATCATCTGATATATGTAACACCGAAATCTACACGTGTGTATTGAATACCATTGAAAAAAATAATATACAGAATGTGCTGGTGTCTTTGAGTGGCGGTGTGGATTCAATGATACTACTTGAACTTCTAATACACATCCCAAAAATAAATGTTTATTGTTGTCATGTTAATTATAATAATCGTTCCGAAAGTAAGGAAGAAATGGAATTTCTGATTGAATATTGCAAACATAAAAATGTTATCCTTGAATATATTGAATTTGATTTTGTAAGAAGCGAAACAAAACGAGATATGTATGAAAAAGAAACCCGAAAAATGCGTTATGAATATTATTCTAAACTTGTAGAAAAATATGATTGTGAATGTGTAATGTTGGCTCATCACAAAGACGATATTGTTGAAAATATTTATAATAACGTAATGCGTGGATGCCGTGACCCCAACGATTTGATTGTATTGCGAGAACTTAACACTATTCTTGGAGTAAATGTATGTCGTCCCCTTCTCAGATTATACAAGGATTGTATATATGAATGTGCGTTCACATATAATATTCCGTATTTCCTGGATACAACACCAGATTGGAGTTGTCGCGGGAAAATGCGCCGTAAAATATTCCCTAGTTGCGAAGATTGTTATGGTTCTCAATATAAGCAAAATATTATACAAATTGGGAATGACTGTGAAGCAATGGGAAATATTATTCAGACGTATATTATTGACAACATACTAGAAAATGAAGTCAAGATAGATGGGGAAAATTTCACGATCACACTTAAAGACGTGTTAACAGAGAAAATGATAATCAAAAACGTATTGAAAAAGATTTTACACAAATTGGGTTTGAATATGATTAAAATGAAAAGCATAGACCAACTATTGGTTGTGATCCAATCAAAAAAGCAACAAAAAATTACATTGTTAAAAAACTACAATACTATGGTGAATGAAAATAGTATTGTATTCACAAAAATATGCTAATTCTTATATTTCTACTTGATATGCCTTTACAAAATCGCGTAAATAATAAAAGAGTTTGGGAATTGTATTTTTTATCGTCCAATCTTCTTCCATAACACAGCAGTAGATATTTTCATCATTTGATAATATATTTTTCATTTTCGTGGTAAGTAAATGTGCCATTTTATCCTCTATGGTTGTGTCTTGAATTTCTATATCATTCAAAACCTTTTTGATTTTTTCAAGATACAATATACTATCCATATATTCTTCTTGACAATGCTGTATCCATTCAAGTAGAGATAAATCTTCTCTATCGAGTGTAGTATTGTATTTTTCCCTGCCTATTTTTGAACGCTGTAAAAATGATTGGATAACGCTCCTAACAATAGAGTCACTATTGGATTCATCAACAATTAGAGTCATATGAATATGATATATTCTATTCTTTATACCTTTGTTAAAATATCCATAATTTCGTTTGTAAATAAGTCCAGCTCTATTTTATTTTCGTGGATATTATTGATGACTGTAATATATTTGCTTATAATTATAATAAGTTTATATTTCTCATCTTCATTGATATGTGACGACTGTTTGATGTAATAAAACAAAAAATCAAAGATATCTACGACTGAATAACCGTCATCGTGGATTGAATGTAAAATGTCTCGTGATTCGTGCAATTTATTGTTTCGTGCACAAGATATAAATAAATCTAAATCGTCAATATTGATATTCGTACACAATAGCTTACAACGATCAATATCGATGGGTTTATCGTATAAATATATCTTTTCAAGGTAATTAATAATTTCTTGAATGGAAAAATCCGTAATATTCAATAAAAAATCAATGGATGTGCTATCAATAACTATTTTTTCATTCTCAATAATTGTCGTTATAATGGTATGAATATTGTCAGATGATAAATGCGTCATTTTGATTAGATGAAGACGTGATTGTAAACTTTCAATTACTTTTTGTCCGTTACAGCACGTACTAATGAAATTGACATTATGTGAATACTTGTCAATATAATTTCGGAAGACTTGCTGACATTGTTCGTTGAGATTATCAATATCATCTACAATAACAAATTTCTTTTTGTTTTTAATGGTTGATTTTGTCCGACAAAAGGATTTCAATTGGGTTCTGAAATATTGTATACCTTGTTCTTTCAGATTGTCAATATACATTAAATTATGATGAATGGATTGTTTGTTTTCAATAGTGTGATAATATTGTTTTACCAAGACGTTGAGTAGTGATGTTTTACCGCATCCAGATGAACCGATGAATAGTGTATTCAAATTATCTACTTCCATTAACAATTCTATCGTTGTTTGCATTTCCTTATCAAAATAGAAGTCATCCAAACATTTGGGTTTATATTTTTTTAAAAATGTATGACTCATAATTGTTTATACTATATTTGTAATTGTATTTATACTTGTATAAAAGAAAGATTAATATTAATATCAAGAATGACAAAAACTCATTACGATATATTGGGTGTAGATGAAAAAGCATCCAGCAAAGATATTAAGAAAGCATATAGGCAATTATCGTTGAAATATCACCCGGATCACAATTCAGATCATAGCGCAAATGAAATGATGGCAAAAATTAATGAAGCATATACTACATTAAACGACGAAGAAAAACGGAAGGAATATGATGATGAACGACACGGACGAATTCCACACGTAAATAATATATTTAGAAACCAGACAACACACGGAGGAATGCCTCCTGAAATGGCAAATATTTTCAATAGTGTATTCGGACAGCAAATGTTTAATGGAATGCATGGTAATAACGTCCATTTTTTCCAAACGAATGGAAATGGGAGTTCATTTCAACATACATTTCGGGAACATAAACCATCTCCAATGGAAATTCAAATTACTCTGAATATACACGAGTGTTATAATGGAAAAGAAGTAAAAGTCAACTTTCCCCGATGGACGATTGTAAATAATACAAAGGTTACAGAACAATCTAGCATCGTAATAAATGTTCCACCCGGCATTAGCGAAAACAACACAATTACATTTGAAAAACAAGGCCATAGTATAAATGAAAACTTAAAAGGAGATATTATTGTAAAATTCAACATTATTAACAATACTGAATTTAAACGTATTGGAAACGACTTACATATAAAACGAGTAATTACGTTGAAGGAGGCATTATGTGGGTTTAATACAACTTTTACTCATTTGAACGGTAAAACAATGTCGATGAAAAATGTATCACAAAATAATGGTGTTATTGTTACACCAGGATATAAGAAAGTAGCATCGGGTTTGGGTATGAAAACGAATAATGGTGTTGGCAATTTGGTGATAGAATTTGATGTTGATTTCCCTAATACATTATCAAACGAGCAAATTGAAGCTATTGAAAAAATACTATAATAATCATATTGAAAAGTAATTATTATACATTTAAGAATTAATGCGTCGTGCTGGTGTTTTAGCATCTACAATATAAATGGTATTTTCAGTCATCACAATGTATTCTGTGGTTAAATTAAAAATTTTAGCAATAGGACTGGTATACTCGTCTTTATTTTTAATTAACAATTTTTCGCCACTTTCACGAACACCAATAATAATCTTGGATTCAAGTGAATCTAGCCAATAATCAGTCTGAATAGGTTTGTCTTCTACGATGGAAATACGCCATGCATAATTCATCGTTTCTGAACTCGGTAGTTTACAATCATTATTTGAAATTTCAACGCTCATTTTGAAATTTTTATATTAGAATATAAAATAATATCTTTAAATAGAAAAATAAATAATTTATTTATATATGTTATAATGAAAACGGATATTCATGGATTAAACACATTTTCAACCATCCTTTCTCAATACTTTACCGCAATAAAATCGAGCGATGTATTTGATAAGATAGAAAATAAAAATGAAATCATATTTTCAGGATTCAATACATTATTGAATGTGTTTAACTATGCAATTAAAGTTCTTCAAAAAACAGATGAAGCATTATTATATATGCAGCAAGCCCAATATTTTTATGTAGAATATATAGAACAAATATATAATACCAATCTTAGCTACGCATTAAATCAAAATGATGCGGTAATTTTCACATATAAAAAGACAGTTTTTGACTTATACGCAAATGGTTCAACATTTGAAATGTTAGATTCAAACGAGCATATATTTGTTAAAACAGTAAAAACACTAATGTTCTGGGAAAACCACGATTTCATATTGGAAAACCATGAATATATATGTAATTATTATATTCCAAAATATCTAAAATATGATTTGAAATTAATATCAAATGTCATTCATTGTATATCATTATTGAAACAAAATTTCAAATTTTCATATAATGATTATATTGAATTACTAGAATCATCATTGAATCAACTTCACCCTACTAAAATATGTGATGGTATTGATAATGACTTACTTGTATTAAAATTTTATAGTTATAAAGAAGACTTCAATACTATGTTAAAAAAACAGAATTTCACCAAAATATTCAATATAATGTATAACGAGAACACTATTTGAATTTTAAAATGGTGTTATTATAATAATCATAATCTACCACAAACTTACGTTTTTTCAATTTATCATTTTTGATTTTGACAAACTTTTCTTTATTTTTAATACATATATTGTAATATTCTTGAAATAACATATTTACTATATATTTGTATACAAATCGTAATACTTCTTCATTACAGTTTCCAACAATTAAACAACTTCCGGTTCTGAATATCATAAACGATACTTCCAAATATTTATTTGAAAGTATAATATCATTTGTCGTCATGTTATTATCCGATTTAGATATCCGTCCTGTTTGGTCTTCGTTTGGTTTATCAATATTGTAGTAATATTTACATTTAACGCCTGGATAACTACACGGATCATATGATGTTTCCAGACCATACTTATTGCTTTTCATAATATGATGTAACTTTTCACGATTCACATAAAATCCACAGTTGAAATTCGAATTAATAAGGACATTATGCTCGACATCATTATTCACAAATTCAAGATCATCTCCCATATATTTTCTAAGATGACACAGTAACTCTTTTTTAACTATTCCCAAAAGTGATTTCTCTACAATACCTGGTATTTCCATTTTTCCGGTATTGAACACTTTTATATGCATCTCCTTGAATACATTCGTATAAATGCGAATAGTAATTGCGAAACAATTGTAAAACGCACTTTTTTGTTTGACTTTTGTGCTTAGTAAATCCTTTTTCGATATACCAACCGTTAATTTTCGCTCATCCTTGAATTTTATACGACGAGCATCAGGATTATCAATTTGCTTTATAATATATTCGTTGTAAAACGATTCTTTTTTGAGATGATCTTGATAATCTTCAAACTCTTCTTTGGTATTACTTACCACTTTGATCTGTTTCTTAACAATACCATTTTGTTTACTATAGTATGGTATAATAGGTAACTTCCAAAATATATTGTAAATATCTACTTCTTTGTTTAAATATACCACCTTTGTATTTGTGGATATATTCAAATCGTCACATATTGATCGATCAATATCAGTTTGTTTTTCTTCTTTTGAATAATTTCCTTTTTTTAAGTCTGTCTCAACCTCCGCATTCGGATTTTCAAGAAACATTTCCCATTCTTCGTCAAGGTCCATTTTTTATACTATAATGATTTGTTATTTATTCTTTATATTAAATAATAAATCAATTTTGCTGGGGTCTATATTATATTATTAACAAGAAATCCTAGTTTGTGTTCTATATTGATATCGGGTTGATGAATAATATGGGTTATTTTATTCAACGTCTTTACATTCAAATACTGTGTTTTATGATGATTCAACAAATAGTTTATATATTCTTTGATAATTTCTGTAATATCATTATTGTATACACACGATAATTGCTTTAAATACTCAATAACAACCAAAGGTGTTTTTCTATTCAAATATATATATTGGTATATTTCATCAAATTTTGATTTATCAAGAAGCACTTGTGTGTCACGTAATTTATTACTATTCAATTGGATATAATTAATCATAGAACGCACATCCGAACCAAATTTACGCTGTATGTTATGGACCGCGTTTTCGTCCATAATTAAATTTTCTTTTTCTATAATATTTACAAGAAATGAATTTACGTCTTGGGTAGGCAATTTATTAAAACGAATACAAATAAATTCGTTTCTTAATGAGTTGTCTATGCGACTAATATAATTACAAATGAGACAAAAACGAACATTATCGTTCACGTTTTGAATCACACGTTTAAGTGCGGTTTGTGCGTTCTTCGTCATATAATCCACTTCATCTAGTATTACGAATTTTAATCCTTTTTTATAGATACTATTTGTATTTACAAATTGCAGTATCTGATTTCGAATGATGTCTATACCTCTATCGTCAGATGCGTTCAAATGCAATATAGACGACTTACTGTTTTTTACATCGATATTTTTAAAATATTTATTAACTAGGTTGATGATGGTTGTTGTTTTTCCAGTTCCGGGTGGACCGTAAAATAGCATATTAGGAAAATGTTGTTTTGTAAATATGCTCGAAAAAATTGATTTGTTAATATCGCTAATAATAATATCATCAAAACAGTCAGGACGATACTTTTCAACCCAAGGTATATCTGGTGTATTCATTATTCGCTTATATCACATATTTAAAATAACCGTTTATGTATATTTATGAATCATATAAATATGGACAAAGGATATTTAGAATTGATATTTGGACCTATGTTTTCTGGAAAGACCACAACGCTCATTCAGAAATACAAGCAACATAAGCTTTTGGGACACGATATAATTGTCATCAATTATTTCCAAGATACACGGTATGCCGAACAAGGGTTATACTCACATGATGGATTGAATATTGACTGTATACAAGCAGAAACATTAGAACAAGTGATAGAACATAACGAAAAACGTATTGATGATTGTGGTGTTATTATTATTAACGAAGGCCAATTCTTCTGTGATATTTATGAAAAGGTAATTAACTGGGTAGAAGAAAAAGAAAAAATAGTCTATGTATGTGGTCTTGATAGTGATTTCAAGAGAAATAAATTTGGTAATTTCTTGGAACTCATTCCATTTTGCGATAATATAACGAAACTCAAATCATTATGTATGATTTGTAAAAATGGTGAAAAAGCACTATTTTCAAAACGTATTACCAATGATGAATCTCAGATTGTAATTGGTTCAGATAATTATATTCCAGTGTGTCGTAAGTGCTATCTAGCAAATTAAATAAAACAGTATAAATAAGAGACATACGCACATAGATACCCAGATTTTTTTGTTCTGAAAATACAGAACACGATTTTTTTTCAATAATATTATATATTTCATTAGTGTTGTTATTGTTGGGATGCATAATAATTGAGATTTTATCTAGATTTTTTTCTATATCCGTCATCGCGTCAATTGTTTCTTTTGATGGTGTTTTTTGACAATAATAAATGATTTGATATTTTTTTTCACTTATACTTTCATCCCATTGTTCTATATGGGTTGTATGGATATTTGGATACAATCCCAACATTTTTATGAAAGATGTAACAAGACAATCGTGTAAATTACCAATACATAATACATTTAATCGTTCGTTTTCAATATCAAAATTTTTGTATAATGTATATAGATCCACTATTGCTTGGATCATACCTTTTGTTTTATCACAACCGGCATTTATTATAGGTTTGGTTGAATTATTGGATATATTTTTAATAGACCGATATGAGTTGTATGATAAAACAATTATATCACAATAATTGCTAATTGTTTTGATACTATCTTCAAATGTCTCAATACCACTATTGTAACACTTGTCTTTATCGTGATGGATTACTTTTCCACCCAATTTATTCATTGCTATTTCAAATTGAATATCAGATTCATAATTGGGTTCAAAAAATGCATTATACATCGTCTTTCCTATACAATGATTTGTTTGGACGTCTGATTCTAAAAATTTATTTGCGTATTCGAATATAGTAGTTATTGTTGTTCTTGATATTTTATCATTATCTATGAACTTGGTAATTTTCATATAGTATAGTAAAAAATATATTTTTAAATTACTTAAATAACATTCATATAATTATGTATAATCATGAATAACAATGAAGTAGATACCCAAGTAGTTAAGAAACGAGGTAGAAAACGCAAAGAAGAATGTGTTCTTGTACCAATCGTTGAAGACGAAATTAAACCTACACAAAAAAAGAGGGGAAGAAAACCCAAAGGTGGAAAAATAATGGAAAAAGGCGAGATTATTAATTGTGAACCATCAATCGTAAACAATATTATTCTACATTTGAAATGTAATTCAAAAGATATTGATGTTGATAATACATTAAGTGATCTTGTTTACAATCCAGAAGCACCGCCTGATATTCGGTCATTTCAACAAACGAAAGAGTTTACTGTTTTTGACTCTAATAATATTTCACAAGGGAACGCATACAATAACGATGTAGTAAAAACAGAATTTAATAAAGAAGGACACCAAGCGATTAAAGAAGAACAAATTGATATGCGTTCAATAAATGAAAAACTAAAGAATCTTAAAATCCGGTTATATAAAGGCGATGTATCATCAAAATGTGCTTGTTTCTGGTGCAGCCACGATTTTGATACTCCTGCGTGTGCTATCCCGATGGAAATAAATGATTATGATATTATAGGATATGGATGTTTTTGTACGCCTCAATGTGCTACTGCGTTCTTATTCAACGAACATATTGATGATGCTACACGTTTTGAGAGATACCAATTATTGAATAATATATATTCAAAGGTATATAATTACCACAAAAATATCAAACCCGCACCTAATCCACATTATATTTTAGATAAATTTTATGGAAACATGTCAATATCTGAATATCGTAAATTGTTGAGTTCAGACCATTTATTGGTAATGCTTGATAAACCAATGACACGTCATATACCTGAATTATGTGAGGATACAGATCATTTTGCAAATAGTATTTACAACGATACTAATAATTCAGCTAAGAACGCTAGTAAATATAAAGTAAAACGGGAAAGCGAAAAGAAAAAGGGTCCTACAAAGAAAGAATTAATTAAAGAACATTTTGGGCTATAAATATAAATATATTGTTTCATTATACAATATAGTTATGAGTATTGTTTCGTGTGATGTTTGTGGTGGTATGGGAAATCAACTATTTCAGATTATCACGTGTATTAGCTATGGATTAAACAATAGTAAGAAAATTATCATTCCATATTATGAAAATTCACCAGGTGTAACTCCACGGCCTACATATTGGAATAATTTATTGAAACCATTTGTAGTATTCACAAATAAACATAATTCGAACAGCATTCCGCATAAAATGTCTATATACAAAGAAATTCAGTTTGCTTATGACAAAATACCTATTTTTAACGATTCGTTGTTTTTAAAAGGCTATTTTCAAAGCTATAAATATTTTGATGATAATATGTCAAAAATATTACAAATGTTACGGTTTGATGATCGTAAAAATGAAATTTTTCAAGAAAATAAATTATACTTCGATGGTGTTATAAATGATATTTGCGCGATTCATTTTCGCTTAGGTGATTATAAGAATTTACAAGAATATCACCCTTTGTTAGACATTACATATTATAATGATGCGTTGACAAGGCTTTGTGAAACAAAAAATATATCTCGTGTATTATATTTTTGCCAAGAACACGATAATGAGATTGTTTTAGACCATGTTAATACTATTCAAGATTCGTTTCCACACATTGAATTTGTGAAAGTAAGTGATACTATATGCGATTGGAAACAAATGGTGCTGATGACACTATGTAATCATCATATTATTGCAAATAGCACATTTTCGTGGTGGGGTGCCTACTTGTCATCAAGTCCACATAAGAAAGTGTATTATCCCCATGTATGGTTTGGACCTAAAAACTCACATCATAATGTAGATGACATGTTTCCCTATGAATGGGAAAGAATATAACTCCTATTATTTACACGATGTTAATAAAATTGATTCATAAAATATATTTATGAATATACATAAAACCTAATTACTTTATCTAATTAATATGTCAGGAGAACTACTTAATGCGCTAATTTCCGAGCAACCAATGGTGAAAAAACTTCACAAAAAAATCAGAAAATTAGAAAAACGCAATATGAAATTGAAGGTGAAGAAAAATACATGGAAAGATAAATACCACGCAATAATGGCGATTCTTCATGATTATCCGGGTATTACATATAAGGGAGACATTACAACATCTAAAAAGAGAAGAGATGTGATTGATTTGACAGATGATGACGAAAGCATTACGCTGGATGTAGATACGATGGCTGATTTGAAAAATAGCATTATGGATTTTACAAACAGTTTGAGTATTGTAAAGACAGAACACATCCCAGACCTTTGTAAGAATGAAGATTGTGTTGGTTCCGATCCGGATAATAATCTAAGTAAATGCATGCTATGTGATGGGTATTATAATGATGACGGATTGAATGACATCCTATTTATTGAAGAAGAACCAAATAATAGGAAAGCGTCTTGTGACTTATGTAAGAAGACAACAGATATAGTTCAAATGAAAGGCACCGGACAATATATTTGCCTAAATGCTTGTGATGATGAAGAGGAGGAAGAAGCTGAGGAAGAGGTGGAAGTAGAGAAGGAAGAGGTGGAAGCTGAGGAAGAAGCTGAGGAAGAGGAAGAAGCTGAGGAAGAGGTGGAAGTAGAGAAGGAAGAGGTGGAAGCTGAGGAAGAAGCTGAGGA